GGGTACGGATATGAATACAATTTTGGATAGATGTATTATTGATGGTTATATCTATACAAGATATTTTAGGAAGCAAGGTAAAGTAAATGAATTTGTAGATAAAATATACTCTTATATGCTTAATAAATATGTTGCGAAGTATGATTGTATATTTTAGACTAGTCCGTATGACGTGGCTTTAATTAATGACGGAGAACGATCTATGAGTGAAAGTTTTCGTAATAGTATTATTAAGTTATATGAAGAATTAATCATAGATAAATATCCTAATGTCTATGTGCTTGAAGGTAGCGTAGAAAGTCGCTATAATAGGATGGAAGAAATAATTTCTAATGTCAAAACTGAACAATAAAAATATAAGTAAACATCTAGGTCAATCTAGTCAGTATAAGTCTGAGTATGATCCAAAATTATTAGTAAGAGAACCTCGATCTAGTAATAGAAAGCATTTAAAAATAACTAATAAGAACCTACCTTTTATAGGTTGTGATGTTTGGAATGGTTATGAAGTATCAGCTTTGACAACAAATGGTATACCTGTATGCGGAGTAGCAAAGGTTGTATATCCTAGTGATAGTAAATATATTGTTGAATCAAAGTCAATGAAGCTATATTGGAATAGTTTTAATATGACTAATATGGGAGATACTCCCGCGCAAGTTGCACAGAATGTAGAACAAACTGCTGCGAAAGATCTTAGTAAGTATCTACAAACCGAAGTACGAGTAAAATTGTTCTCTTGTGATACAGATCTTAAAGACGTATATAACCCATATACAGAAAATAAATGGGAGAGACTTGAAAATAACATAAAAGACGATACGTCTATGAGTGTTTATAGTGAAGACCCTACTCTACTTGAAACTAAAAAAGAAGCACCTAAAGACCCTTATAAGATAAAGGTAATGTCTTCTCTACTTAAGAGCAATTGCCGAGTTACTTCTCAACCTGATTGGGGTGATGTTTTTATATCTATGGAAGGTAAATGGGTACCTGATAACTTAGAACTACTTAAGTATATTGTTTCATTCAGAGATGAATGTCATTTTCATGAAGAGATTTGTGAGACTATATTTAAGAGGTTGTTAGATAAGTTTGAACCTCGAGGTCTTATGGTAGCTTGTCAATATGCAAGACGAGGTGGTTGGGACATTAATCCTATTAGAACTACTCATGAACATTATATTGATGAGTATTTTTGGGATGAAACTATTCCATGGATTAAGACCTTAAGGCAATAATCCTATATCGTTAAAAATCATAACAACACAAAAAAAGGGCGCTCTTTCGAGCGCCCTTCGCTTTTAATCTTATACGGATTATGAATAAGATGGGTTACCAGCAGCAGTAGCAGTACCCAGACCTAATAGGAATACTACATGGTAGTAATTCGCTGCACCAAATAGGTGATCAACAACGCCGTAACGTGTTAACATACCAACCTTTGGATAGAAGGAGTTAGGATCAATCGAACGTTGAACCATAACTGGGATGTAAGGACAGTAAATGATACCAGTATCATAATACTCAGGTCCTTTATAACCAAGCAATGCATACTCAATCTTAGCAGACTCAGTACTTGTTGTTAAGTTATATGTAGCTTCAGTGCGTGTATCGCGGTAGATGTTAAAACGTCCACCAACATTACCAACCTTAGCAACACCAACTGGCTGTGTGTTAACGTTTCCGTCAACAGTCATCCAAGAGAACTCAGGGAGCATCTCAAGAAGTGCGCAAACACGAGGAGTAGCAACAACAAAGTTTGCAGATCCACGGCGGTTACGTACAGCAAGCCTGTTAGCTTCCACGATCAACCTCTGATAGAAGTCACGGTTTCTTTCAGCCATCCAACGAGCATCAGCTGTTTTAGACTTCCAGAGTGAATAACCAACACCCTTACCTGCACCAGTAGCGGCTTTAACCATACGAACAATCATCTCACGATCAATCTCAGCTTGGATTTCATATGACATAGCATTTGTTAACTCAGCGTCAACATCAATACCATTCATATTCTTGAGATCTTGTTCTAGCTCAACCGACCAACGAGCGTTCAAGCGACGAGTACCAGCTTCAACAGCTGTCTTCTCAAAGCTCAACTCTACTGTTGGAGCAAGTTTTCCGTTATCAAGCTCGAAAGCAGACAACGCAGCAGCAAAACCTTGGTCAACAGCATTGAAACCAGCGGACAACCAGTGTGTGGCTGGAACGTCGGCATCACCGATACCATCTACATCATCTAGAGCAACACCAAGTGTAGCAGTAGCAGATGCACCAGTAAAGGCTGTATCTAGGTTATTGTGGCCCAATTCACCAGTTGGCGCACCAGCAGAACCAGTGTTAGCCGCACCAGCGACAGAACTACCAAATGGAACTGGGGAAATTGTATTTCCGTCAATCTTATTAGCAGTATACTTATAGCGAAGAGCAAATGCGAGACCAACCGGTCCACTCATTGGCTGAACACCAACGATTTCGTTAGTAATCAACTCAGGGAATGTACGGCGAATCATCGGAATAAGAATCTTCGGTAAACGGGCATCGCTTGCAGCGTATGTGTCTCCGTCATTGTAAGTACCAGCGCCCTGGCCAGCAGCCGGGGATGGGGTACCAAACGATCCACTAGCGCCTCCAGAGACGTTAGCTTCCTTAATACACCATTCTTCTTGGTTCTCAAGAAGGATGGCGGTGTTCAAACGCGTATGTGCGTTATCAATGCTCGAAACTTTATCAGAGGTATAATCCAGTACAGGACTCCACTTCTCCAACAATGTTTGAGCTCTAGTATTGTCAATATAATTTTGACTAGGACGAGTTTCTGTTTCGTTCATATATATTGTTTCCTTTTTTGTTTATTAGCTCCACATTGGAGAATCAGGTAGTTAATACCTCAACGATTAAAGATTACATTACAGTCGCATGTTAGCTAACTCTTGAGCATACATACTAGTAGCTGATTTCGGTGTCTTAGAGCTCTCTTTAACAACCTCAACCTGAGCTTCTTGTGTTTTTGCTTCATGAATAGCTTCTTCTTTAAGAACGTCAAGAGATTCTTGAGCCTTCTTATCAAACATGTTCACGGTGTAATCAAAATTTTCTTCAATAAAAGAAAGATCTTTATCTGCAAATGTCTTTCTTGTAAAATTAGCTTTTTTCTCATCGAAACTAGCGAGTTTCTTTTCTAAGAATAAATCCTTCTTTAAGCTTTCTAATTCCTCTTTCTGGTATTCATTCATATTGGAAAGTTCTTCTATAGTTTTTTTAGATTCATCAATGGTTTGTTTTCCGTCTTGTACTGCTTCTCTAATAGATTCATTAGCAAGTACCATATCTACTGAAAGCATTTTACGAATATCACTTAATACATCCATAGCTCTTTTATTCTTTGTAGCCTCTTCAATAGTAGCTGTTGGAACTGCTTCAGCGATATATGAGTCAAGATAATCAGAAACAGATTCAACAACTGTGTCTTTTAAGCCAGTTGCTTCTTCATTAAGGGATGTTTGAAATTTGCGGACGACATTTTTAAGTTTACGAGTACGATCAGCATCAACAGCTTCAACAACTTTTTCGAGTTTTTTAGTGTGATCCTTGTCTATCGATTCAATAAGCTGTTCTAACTTCTTTGAATGCTCGTCGTCTTGAGCTGCTAACGCAGCTTCAGTGGCGATCTTAGCACGCTCTTCTGCTTTTGTGTCTACAGCCTCAGTAAAGACTGTTTCGATTTGCTCAAGACTTTCTTCAGTAAGAACGTCTTTAGTAGCCTCTTTTAGTAAATCAGTTATCTTGCTCATAATTGTTTAAAATAAATTCTTTTTAGTAGCTTTTTTTATATTAGCTTTTAGTTTTGACTCTACAATTGCTTTTAATTCCTTATTAGCAGCTGCATAATCTTTGTCAATAATATTACTGACAAACGATTTGATCTGTTGTGATTGATCCATCATAATTATTTATCGTTTCCGTATAGTTTTTTTAGATGTTTTTAATGAAAGCAATGATTTTATTAGTCAAGTAATCATTAACATCTTTGCTAGGTAATGTCTTAAGACTCTCCTCAAAAGCATTGTAATGTTCTTCAAACTCCCCTTTGCGATTTAAAATCCATTGTTTAGATTCTAAAATACCGTTAACAAACGCATCAGAATATGAAGGATCTGCTACACAATCAATCGCAACAAGTTTCATTTCTGTTACATGACCTACTTCAGATTCACTTTCTTGATCGATTTTACCTAAGGCTCTTGAAGACATACCAACTCTAACACCATCTAAAACTAAATTCTTTACAATTGTACCAGTAGGGGTATTTAACACTTTACTCTTACCATAAAATATATTACCATCCTGTTTTAATTCAGTAACTATATGACAAGCTCTTTCTAAATCTACATCTGCAGTAGTTGGGTGATTTAACTCTCCCATAGCTCGATCTTGCTTAATCATTTCTTTTTCATATCGAGCAACTTCAGTAACCATACTTTCTAGTTCATAAATACGTTTGTTTTTATTAACCTCTGAAGCCATCATATAAGAGCCCTTTATATATAACCGCTCACCAGACTGGGCGTTCTTTTCTTCCACTATGTATTCAAACTCAGATGGGTCGGTTTTTTCGATTAATAATTTAAAGGCCATAACTGTATAAAATATTTATTGTCTCTTTTAGCTTTTTCCGCTAAATAATTGCTTTTCTGTAAGAATTAAAAACTTATATCCATGGGAATCTGCCCATGTTTTCGCCGCTTTCCATTTAGCTTGATTAATATTGAATGTGGTTTGTTCGTGTAATAAGGTACTTTGTTTTTTTCTTCCTCTCATTACTGGTCGTTGAGTTTGACTATAAGGTTTAATTTCTACAAGATACTTTACTTTACGACCTTGCTCATTTAACACAAGACTATTATCAACATAATACCTATGGGTTTTTGTATCTACAGGGCTAATGTAAGGAACTATAATACCTTCGCTAGTCCATTCTAAAACATTAGAGTTATAATCACACCATCTAAAGAATCGAAGCTCCCAAGAACTTCTATACTGGGGATATTTTTTACCAAGAAATTTTTGTCTATAGATCGGTCTATATATACCTTGTTTGAAATTACCCTTTTTAGGAGGAGCCATTAGCCTACAAAAAACATGGGTGGCGCAGCATCACCAAAACCTGGAGTTGCTCCTTTCATTAGCATCTCTTCTAGTTCTTTTTTCTCGGTCAAACCTTCTTGTAAAATAGAAGTATCTAAAGTTGTACCTCCAAATAATTGAGCATTACCAAACTTACCTCTAACTCTACCTAAAGTAATTTTAGTTAAAGCTAAAGCATATTGATATACCCATGGCTCTTTAATTAAATCAACTACAGCTTTTTCAACATAACAACTTACAACTCCATAAAACCTTTCACCAGTTTTTGGTTCCGGTATTAACATCATGTATTGAGTGCGTTCGTCAAATTTAAAATATCGCTTTGTTGAAAGCATCTTCTCTCTTGTTTCTAACCACTGCTTTAGTACATACCAACTAATTAAATCAAAACCATAATTACCCATTGCGTAACTAAAGTAAGTTTGTTGTGCTAAAGTTTGTTCAATGGTAAATAAAGTGTTCAAACTATCACTACTAGATTCTTCATGACTGTATACATCAAGTACCTTTCTACTTTGTCGGGTTAAACCGTCCCATCTACCTATTCTTGATACAGTGGATGTGAGTGCGTTAGTAGTAGTTTCGTCCACTAACGTATCTTGTCTTGAGGCATTAATAGTACCTGCTTGAGTAGTGTTAGAATTTAAAACAATACCAACTGAAACACTATTAGTATAACTACTCTCATACAACTCCGTAGCGTCGCTTGGAATAGCGCTAATTTCAAATATTTCAGTTGTAGTTGTAAACACGTCACCATATTGAGTGAGACTCACATCTACTCCAGATAAGGAAGTATTTATTGAAGATAAAGTAACTACAAGAGCTTTAGCTACATGAGCATTACTATCAGAAGATTTACTGTAATAGTATATTCAGACGGATCAATAACAGTATCACCAGCATTAAAAGTAAATACAGAGACAAAGTTTCCAGCCTCACTTGCTGCGAATGGTATTGATGTAACAGTAGGTAAAATAGTACTCTGCCCTACAGTAACTTCCACTTCATCAGTATAAGTAGCAGTCAACTCTGGAGTCAGAGTCATTAACTCTGCTATATTAATACCTTTACCACGGGCATACTTATCACTATCAAATACTAAATGCTCCTCTGTGTAACCAGCATACTTACTAAACATCTCTACTGCGAGAGCGATATTCGTATATATCTGGTTACCATGAAGTTCGAGGTTAACGATTGGGTAACCTAATGCATAAGAAATTCTATCTCCTAATCTCGCATAACCATTTACGGAATTAGCGAGATATGTAGAATATAGATGACTTCCAGCGCTTAAGTAATTATCTGACCATGTATCTGTTGCCACATAATTATTTATGTTGGCAACGCTGAAGTTTCTCCACCTGCTGTAGGTTCAGGTGTAGGTGTTGTATCAGGTACCTCTGCATCTCCTCCTGGAGCTGGACCCATATCTGGTGGCATTTCTTCTCCTCCTGGACCTACTGGAGCGGCACCACCTGCTGCTGGAGCTGCTCCTCCACCTGCTGCCCAATCAGCACCACCACCTCGAATCTGTTCTAACTCATGCTGCATTGCTGCATCTTTACGTAACCATTCTCGGTTAGCTTTTATCTGTTCATCAGTCCACCCGAGGTATTCTTTTTGACCATAACCTTGAGATATAGATTCGTTAGAAGTTATGTTTGTAAAATTGTTAAGTTTAAGATCAAGTACTTGTTGACGACGTAATTCAAAATAATTCCGAGGCGGAACGAACTGTAGGTCAAAACTATTTTCCCTAAGTTCAAATTGCTTCCACAATTGTTTTAATTTTAAATGAGTAACAAAGGCTTCCTTTATACCTACAGCAAATTGATTTTGCAAACGAACAATAAAGTTAGCAAATTTTAATTCTTCTCTCAATACATTAGCATCAGCGCTATATTGAGAGTTATCTGTATCAACTCTATTAGTAGGTACCTTCAGAGCCTTGTATAATTTTTTAACAAAATAAACCAAGTCTTGTAACTCACCTAAATTTTGACCACCTGGTAAAGTATTAACCTCTGTACCTGTACTACCTTCTCGTTTAGGGAACCAATAAGCATCTAATATTGACTGAGGGTTAAAAGACTGTACCCTATTGTCTCCGTCTAAACTAAACGATTTTTTACTCCAATAATTTTGCATTAGCTTACGAATGTAACCTTCTGCTTTAGGAGGGCTCATTGTACCAACGTCAACGTTGAACACTAACCTCTCAGGAGCTCTAACAAGACGATATATAATAATAGAATCTTCAATTAAGGATAGCTGTCTATATGCCCTACGAGCGTTTTCAATAAAAGGTATTCTAAATGTTTTATTTTCATTCCATGTACCAGAATTAACATATGTGATCTGATTTCTTTCCATAGGAATAAAGTCCTTATCTTGCATAGAGTTATACTGTTCATCAGCTTCCTTATGATGTTTAGCTTTTCTCAACAAATAAGCTTTAATATGCATATTTTGAAAGTTGTCATAAACTGGGTCAATTGCTTGAGTGGGTACATTTATAACTCCGAGTATACCTTCTTTAACATGCTTCTCATGAATAATGTTTTCAAAATAAAGTTCACCATCTAC